TGTTGTTATATTAGTTTAGCATAGCGGATATAGATTTGTCAAACTGAAACTCAAGTTTCTTTATTTCTTCATCATCCATATCACCAATGTCTTTATATTTTTTATCAAGTCTGATAACAGTAACCAAAGATCCAAGTTTTTCAATTAACTTATCTTTCATTATGCTTCCAGCCTCATCATTATCTGCAATAAGTACAACGCTTGTGAAGTACTTTTCTAATAACCTAATCTGCGAATTAGATACATTAGCACCCAGAGTAGCAACTGCTGGGAATCCCACTTGGTCTAATCGAATAGCATCAAAGGATGATTCGACTACATATACTATACCAGATGTCTTTACTCTGTGTAAGTTAAATAAAATTTTACCTTTTGGTAATCCTGGTGTATTTTTAAAATCTTTACCTTCAATAGTTCTTGCAACAAAGCCAAGACACATTCCATCTGGAGAATGCATAGGAATAACCAAGTGAAAACTTTGTAAATGAAGAACTATTAATCTTTCTATACTTAAGATAATTCTTAGGTTTTTCTGTTGCAAGAAGTTGATTATGCAATCTCTTTAAAATTAGTTCATCATAGGGAACAAACTCTGGTGGTGCAACCAATGTTTTATTAACTAACTTCTCAATATCGTGCTCTGTTTCTTTGCTTTTGATATAACGAAGTGCCTCAAAGTATGTTCTACCAGACATGTGCATAATTAATTCTTCTAGATTCTTAGTTGTCTGGCAACCAAAACAAAAAAACAATCCACTATCTTTTGCAACTTCTCCAGCAGGAGTTCTATTATTGTTGTGGTATGGACAAAAGATTATAAAATCATTGCCAAACTCAGCCTCAATATCAATTCCTGATCCTACAAGAACACGCTTAATTTGTTCTTGAGTATAGATATTACTTGTCTTCATAGTCTTTATACCTGTAGTAACCCTTGTCAAAGTCTACTTGAACTAAAAAGTCTCCCATAAAACCATTACGATTCTTGCGGAATACACATTCAATAATATCACTATTGGTTGCACGACCAAGAGCCATAACCCAGTCAGCATCATAAGCAATCTGTCTAGACCAAGCAGTTTGTCCAAGTGTTGGAGGACTTGATAGATCTTTAACATCATCTGGTGTAGCAGATGAGATAGCAATAATAGGAACTTCTTCACCAATAGACATTAGTTTAAGTTCTCGTGAAAGGTTTTTCATTCGTACCGTTTCCGAATCAGCCTTTTGGTTTGGTGACATAAGTTGTAAATAGTCAACAACTACGAAGTCTGGACGGTACTGATCAATCTTTCCACGGATAACAGAAGGAGTTACTTCTCCACCTGAGTCATTTGAAATAATGTGAAACTCTGGACGACCTTGAACCTTGTTAGCATGCCACTTCTTAAGCATGTCAATCTCAACTTCACCATTAGATAACTTGCGGTGTGACCAAAGACCTTCACCCATAATGGCAAAAATACGATTACGAACTTCTGTCTCAGACATTTCAAGAGAAATAATTAGTGGGGACTTACCCTGCTTCCAAGCCTGCACTGCAAAGTATAAAGCCATCCAAGACTTTCCAATTCCAGGATATGCAAGGAATACTCCAAGTTGTCCTGGCATAATTCCAGAAGGTAGATAGTTGTCAAACCCTGGAAGATTGGTTTTAATTCCAACCTGCCCAGTTTCTTTTTGTTGCTGAACCATCTCATAGTATGCAACTGCAGACTCTAGATCTGTTGCATCAATATCACGAATGGCTGATGTATTTTTCTTTAACTCTGAGGTCTTAGTGATTAGGTGCTCAAGCGCTTCTGTTCCATTACCGCCTTGAACCTCGCCTGCTGCATTACGTAAAATATCTTTTAGGCTATCATTTAGATATTCTGTTTGCAATTCTGCTAGATGGTGCTTTGTTGCACCTACTCCTGAGACTGGCTCAAAGTCTCTAAACTTTTCTGTAACCAAGTCTGCTGGAGGAAGGCATTGATTATTTTCTGAATATAAGCGAATAAAGTTCCAAACATCGTTATGAGTTCTAAGCAAGTTCTCAACATTTGCCTGTAATAATACATGTATTTGTTTATCTTGTAATACTGCAGAAATTAACTTTGCCTCTGTGTTATTCACTCAACCACTCCTTTGCTAATTTCCTGCGCTCTTCACGTTCTTTTTTATCTTGCTCAACTTCTGCTTTTCCATTAATAATCTTTTCTGCATTATATGCAAAGTAACTCCAAGACGGCTCTTGTGCAATACTAAAATAATACTCTAGCATGTCATAGCACTGAGCAATGCCATATGACTCTATAAGGCCATCGGCAGCCCACTGCTCAACGTTTAGATTCATGTTGGACTTCTGCTCATACCGCTGCAGGTAAAACTTGTTAAACCTACTGAGCAAAGCCATACGGTCTTTGCGATCAGCCATTACTCGTTAATTTCAGACTTTGCTTCTTGAATCTTTTCAGTTAGTTTATCTTCAACAAACTTGTACACACGCTCAAATGCTTCTGCTGTGGTTTCTCCATCACGCTTGCTATCTATAATTCCTAGATCAAGTCTAAGTGACTGAAAGTTGCCTAGATTAAGCGTATATCCTAGTGTTACATTTACCTTAGTTGAATCGTTTTCCATTACCCCACCCATTTCAATAAACTAAATAGACTCACTCCACACTGGAATAAATCGTCCATCTTCTGTCTTCGTATATGTAAGTATACCGTCTCCCATTCGCCTTGTCAACTCTTGGCTAGTAGGAGTCATATTATTTGTTATTAATTTGTCTTTTCTTGGTTGACCAATATGTATAGTTGCCAGTATAGCACAAATCTCTCTAACGTGATCTTCTGAGTAATAAGCCCTAATTTGAAAACCAGTTTTACCATCAATGCTTGAACCAACAGGTGGTGGAATGACTCCTCGTTTTATTAATCTTGGCATATACTTTCTATGACGATTGACTAACTTAGCAGTCTCTGCAATTGTATAGGCCCTTCTTCTATTTCTTCTAAAGTCAGATCGTAAACAAGTTTCTAATCTATCTTTGTTTATATTATAAACAGTTACCATTCCAGTTGATCTAGAACTATGATGAAGTCTTACTAAGTCTCCATTAAGGAACCAAATCTTTTTACCACCAGAAATTATAGGTTCGTTATTATATGTTTCGCTCTGAATTTTTCCTTTTGCAGTAGCCACTTGCCCTCCGCTGTATCGCTAGGTGGATGATAAAACCTTCTATTGCCACACTTTATACAGTATGACTCTAAATGATCAATGTTTGAATGTATTCTATCTACAAACATCTTTCCATTACACTTTTTACACGTCATATTAGTTAGGAACTCCAATAGCAATTACATTAACTCCAACTGATGCTATTCCTGATGCTCCAAATTTTACAATAAAGTCAACTTGAGATGCTGTAATTGATGAGATAACAACCGATGTATTTGTTCCAGCAGTTGTTCCACCTGTATTTACAATAGATGCTGTAACAATGGGAGGAAACTTAAAATTAGAATAACTAATTGAATATGACTTTTCTTGGCCTGCAGTCACTGTTTCGTTGTTAGCAATCTGCTTAAACTTTCCTACAAACTTAGTATCTGAAGTCTTAAGACTCTTTTTTTCTGCTCCAACAATATCAACATCTGTATAGTTGTAGGTTGCATCAGATACAGATGTAGACAGATCATTAACTGCCTCTACTAACTGATAAATATATGTAACATCAAGAGGTTGACCTCTTTCAGGTAGTGGTACTTTTGCCATTTGTTCCTCCTATTAGATTATACCAAAAATTGCGATCCAGAATCAAAGACTTGCAATGCTGCCTTTATTTCTTTTTTAGATGACACTAACTGGACCTTTACTTGTACTGTTGTTAATCCCTCACTTAAAAATGAATATGAATGAACTGATGATGTCCCGTGCCAAAAAAATGGATCTCCATCAAAACTTACAAATACATCATATGCTGGGTGATTATTTTCATCTCCCCAAACTGCTGTAATTATTTCTTGAGTTATTGATAGTGCTCCACTTGTTCCAATGACATTAATACCATCAGAATTATATATTGGAGACCAATGAGATGTTCTATTTCTGTCTTCAGATATTATTCTATATCTCAAATTATACTTTTCAGTATCATGGTCTATTGGTGGAAGAGAAGATTTTAAAATTCGTATTTTTTTTATATTAGCATCAGCCATTAGGTTACTCCGATAGAGAATCTAAACTCAATATAGTTATTTGTATTAGGAGACTTAATCACAGTTGATGCATCATTGTTTTTAATAATAGAGTATCCAGTTAGTCCATAAATAGGGTTTAGTGTTGCAATGTTTTCAAGCCTCATTGCATCTAATGCAACATAGTAATCTGATGAAGGATTTCCACTTGAATCAAGCACACATGCAAATATTTTTGCAACATTGACAGAGTTCCATGTAAAGTCTTGACTTGTATAAAGTTCTTGTAACTGTTTTGAAATTACAAAATATCTGTTTGTTGCAAAATCATAACCATCTATTCCATCGGTAATATCAACTTCAAACCTGGCATATGTTGTCGGATTTGCATCATCTGTTGCAGAAAAATCAACAAGAATTCTTATTGTTTCTGGAATAGAAACTGAATCTCCGTCTTTATTAACTAAAGAAAAAGCAAGCCTTAGTTCGTCTGTTGGAGAGTTTTGTGAAAAATTGACATTTGGATTTGTTAGATGAATATGGTTTGAACCAGGCTCAACTACCAATGTTTCTATTCCACCAGAAACAACATCTACAGAAAGTTCTGAGTCATCTCCTTGAATTAAAATCGTATTATTTAAAAACCTTGCTCGCTCATATCTTGCAACACGTCCACCCTTATAAAAAATAGAATTATCTGCATTTGTTTGAAATACACCTGTTGCTGCAATAACGTTATCATCTTCTGGATCATCTAGTGGCGTTGATATTGTTGGTATTTGAGTTGCAGCAGATGTTGTGTGATGAACCCATGTTTCATTTTGTGCAAAAGAAAATACAGTCTTGCTATCAAATGCTCCAGCAGATGGGTTTGAACCTGCTGAATATAGACCTACTTCTGTGATTTCATATCTTTCTTCTGTTGGTAGTTCTGCTGTTAAGACTATCTTATCAATACCGTTTTCATTTATAAATCCTCTGGAAGAAATTGGCACTCTAAACATTTCAAAGTCAAGGTTAGTTTTTGTAGCAAAATCATTTGCAACATCTTCCGTCTGTAATGGCTGTGGTCCACAACCTACTGCAAGGTAGGAAGCATAAGCAGGTACTTGACCAAGCATATATTTTCCAATAATACTCTTACCAGTATTAGTAATCATGATGTAATTTCTCCAAAGTTCGCTTCATATATTGTACCATTTATCGCTACTTGAACTTCTATCTGTTCATCACTATTCATATTAATAGTCTCAATAATTAGATCCCCTGTTACCTCATCTATGTATACGTTTAAGCCGTTAATGCCATTACCTTGCAGAGGAACCTTTTCATCAAACTTAATAGCAAAGTTAGCAAAGTATTTATCTGATGTAGATTGTAGACCTAGAATATTATTTGGGTTATACCTTTGTTGAACTAGTCCAAGGTTTTTTATTGGACTGTATGAAACTGGCTGACCATTAATAATATCGCTTCTAGATATACTTAATAGTTCATGACCGCCAATATCTTCAAAAACAAGATCAGTCATTATCTCTATAGACAGTGAATTATCATCAAATAAAATTGTGTCTATTGGAGCAGTTTTTGTTGGAGGTGGTGGTGGAGTGCTAGATACAGGTAAAAGAGATGATGTAAGTGGAATTGGACTAACATCGCTGACTTTGTTTCTGCTTTCAGATGAGTCTTTTACATTACTTTCTACTGTAGTCTCTTGGGTTGGCGGCGGAGCAGACCTATACATATTCTGGCTTTCCCACTGCTGATTTGTTATTGTGTTTCCAGAAGTATCCTTCATGCCTTTAAATGTCCATGTCCAAGGTTGATCTGGCTTACCATTATCATCAAATATATGATTAACAACAGTGCCAGCCATTGGACCACTCATAAATGGTGATTGTTGAACAACTTCTGCCATATTACACCTCGCTCAAATAAATAGTCATGGATGGTCCCTCAAGAGATCTTGAATACTCTATATTATATATTACAAATCTTGATGATTCTGATGTAACAAGGTCAAGACCAGCAGAATCTTTATAGTTTACAGTTACAATATCTCCAAGTTGTAATATTGGAATGCTAAAAATATCTATACCTATTGATTTTTTAGGGACCATAACTTTATTTATGATCCACCTTATCATTTCTTCTGCATCATCCTGTGTTTGTATATATGTACTATCAATGCTAAACTCATTTTTACCATAAGTTAATCTACTAAGTTTAATTTCATCATACTTTGATTTTTCAACTAATGGTGAATATGTTAAAGTATTTCCAACAAGTTCTGGATCTGATAGGTTACTACGTTTTTTAAAAAACTCATCAACGGTTATTTCGTGGGTAGTATCCTGTGTAAAGGTTATGCCCTGAATTCTTAAAAAGTTTCCAGTTGTTTCATCTAAACTTAATGCCTTATCAGTTGAATTAAAGATTAAAAATTCTGCACCATATGAGTCTGCATAAAATCCAGACGTAGTGTATCCCTTTATGTTATTAAAAGTTGGAGAAAGTTTTGCATATAGTGCTGGATATGCACGATCATATTTAATATCAAAATATGCACATTCACGCATAATCGTTCCAAATTCTTCAAAATACATATTATATTTTGGAGGTTGTTGTGCGCTAATTCCAGACAAATAGGTTGACTGAACCACACCGCTCATTGCATATTTTCTAAATGATTCTGTAACATCAATGGAACTATCACTAAAAACTTGACCTAGTGATTCATTTACTGTAAATACTGAATTTTGGCTATAGTTTTCTGATAAAGCATATACATTTTCAAACATACATCTTGAAGAGCCACGAACAAATAATGCCATATTATTGTAAGTTGGTAGAGGATCTGTATCATCTACAGTCTTAATTAATTGATTATTGATATATAGATAGAATCTTCTAGTGCTTCCTATATCGATATACTCAACAGATAGGTCATATACCGTTGAATTTTCTTCTCCAGAAACTCTTTGTTGTCCAGTAAAATTTCCATCATCAACTAATATTTTTGCCAACCCTCCCCAAAGTTTTACTGGAATTGCTTCATCTGTTGATGAATTCTTTTTTATTTTATAAAATAACACATTGTTTATCGATATTTCTGCCTTATTATTTTCATCAAGGTTTAGGTATGAGTTTATGTTGTCTTCAGTTAATGCAACAATTTCAAAATAATACCCATTGTTTGTTTCTGGATTAAGTAAAACCGCTAAACCACCAGATCCTCCACCTATACTTACATTTTGATCTGGCTGACTTCCACTTATTTGATAGTACGAAATGCTTCCACTTGGTGTTTGTGTCCTTGATGTATTATTTTCTATTTTGCCAATAATCCTCATCCTTGTTCCAAAATGTTTATAAGCATTATTTAAATTTTTATAAATATAAGAAATAAAGTTTAGTGGTTTTTCAGTTGTTTTAAAAGATGGACCATTAAAAACTAATGCCGACGATTGAATGGTTCCAGACTGGGTTGACAACAAAGAATTAACATCTGTCTCTGTTAAATATGATGTTGCCATAAAGTTTTTAATAATGCTGTTTCTTGTTGATTGTCTTGCAGTAGCATTATTTATACCTGCTGGTGCAACAACGGTGCTTGGTAAATTAATATCTTCATCCAATTGAGTTGTAAAAAGATATTGCGTTTGCATATCTAATCCACGAACATAATCATTGCTTGTCCAGTAATTATTTATGCCAGAGTAATGGTCTGTTATCTGTGTTCCAAATTGACCACGGCCATGATCAACAACAGGGCCATTCTGTAACCTTGTTATTCCATCAACAACCTCATAATATGGTGTTGCATAAATCCTAATAAGGCCAGTTGGATAAATTTTTCCATTAAATGGCAATGATGCAAAATACTTCTGATACTCCTGATTGCTGCTAATCCAAACATTTCCAGTTCCAGTAATAGAAAATTCTGCTGCATCATATCTTATAACTTCACCATTTGAGTAGAGGTAGCCGTTGTATCTTGTTAGCCAATAAATGTTTTCTCCAAGATCTATAATATTATTTACTAAAACATTCCCAATAACCGATGGTGCTGTTCCCAGTAAGTTTGAGTTTAGTGGCATTGCACCAAGAACATAACTTCCATTTTTTGATGCTAACTCATTAACTGTTTTTGTTGATTCGCTTCCAGATACTTCCCATAGTAAGGATGGCTTATATATCCATGTCTTTCCTTGATCCGTCATAGTTGATTGTCTTATTGAGCCGTAGGACCTTTGAATATATCTTGTTGTATAATTAATTTTACCGTCATTATAAATCTTCTTATCTTGTGAAGCAATAGATAGAATATTGGGAAGTTTTCCAGATGAAGAATTTTCAACTACTCCAGTATCTGATTGATTATTTGATCCAGACAAAACGAAATCGGTAGGTCTTTGTAATTCTGTTGGCATTAAATAATCTTTACTCATTACTACAAAATTATTATATTCATCAAAGAACATTGAGGTCTGAGTAGATACTGCTAGTTGATTTAAAACCTCTGCCACATTTTGATCTGGCGGTATAAAGAAAAATGGAATGATTGGATCATTTTCATTAGCCACTCTTTTAAATGTATAGTTGCTAAACCCAATATAGTCAAGCAGTAGTGATATTGCATAACTTAATGATGTTTGTGTTGTTAATAGTCTTGGTGCAGGCATTGACTCTAAGAAAAAGAAAAAGTCTCTCAACTCTAAAGAAAGTGTTGCTGCAGTAACATCTGCTTGTGGAAATCCTTCTGAGTACAAGGTTTTAATCGGAACAGAATATTCGTCTCCCTCAACATCAAGAATAGACTCATAAAACATAAACTTTATATTTTTTCTAATATAGTTTGCAATAATGCTAGATGAATTATTTTCATTAAACGCTTGATCATCATCAAATAAAGATAAGGACCCAGTAGATGCCAATAACTGTCCGACTGGTAAAGATGTTATGCCAATGTCAGAAAGCATTTTTTTAATGCTGTAATCAATTACCTTATCTGAAATATTAACAACAAGTCTTGGTGACATCTCAATTAAATCAAAAGTAGAATCAAACTTATTCATTGTTTCTGCAACAACTCTAATTCCACGTACATAGGCAAACTCTCTATACGTAGTTGAATTATTCGCATCGTTAGTGAATAATTCTGGATTGGTTAAATCTGTTACCAGTTTTGTTGATCTATTCAACACCCCAGAAGAAAGAATCCACCCATATTCTGGAATAAAAGAATCATACTCTTCTGCTGCTGAGTTCCAAATATATAGAATACCACGCTCATTTTCATTTTCAACTACCAGGTATCCATAACCATTATTAGACAACTCTGGTAATAATGATGCGGAAGATAGTTTTTCTGCAAAAACAAAAGTTTGACTGTATGCACTTGGAACCTTTAAACCATACTCTAACTCAACATACCCATCTTCTGGAATAATTGGAGACCCATTATCTCTTACAGAGTTTTGATCAAAAGAGTATGCATCTATCCAGTTATCTTCATTTAGATACTGGATCTTCCACCTTACTGGAGTTGTCTTATTTATAGTTCCGTATAATGGGTCTGAAAATGTTCCTGAATTATTTGTAAATGTTCCTAAGTCCACAGTTCCAACATTAGTTTGCATTTTTACGATAAGTCTATTTGCTGGAACCTTTTCTTTATATACAACAAATGGTACTGCATCATCTATATAGTTAAGTCCATTAGAGATGTTCTTTGCAATACCTCGTTCAATGTTGTTTTCTGTTCTAAATGATGACCAATACTTAAATTCATCATATCTAGACGGCATATAATATCTTGGTCTTTGTGTCATAGATACGCCAGAGTTTGCAAGATATCTGTTATTAAAGTATGAGGCCTTATTAATTCCTGAGCGTGGTCTAAAGGGTTTAATACAATCTTCTAGAGAATAAATCATTTTCATTTTTTCTTTAGTTGATGTAAATAATTGTGGGACCCCAGTATCTGTAAAGCCTCCATCTATAACTATATCTGCATCTGTTGCACCAGTATAGTAATTACCGACATCTAGTGGATCAAATGTAAGTGGTAAAGTTCTAAACTGAACATCTGAACCAGTTGGTCTATATCTATAATTGCCAAGTTTAAATATATTATCTGGCATATTCATATTCCACTCAGCCAAGACTAGTGACTGAAGATGTATTGTTGAAGATGTTTCTAGGTGTGTTTTTAATGCCTCACTTACAAACATTTATACCTCTTCCAGTGTTACCGAAATATTCCAGAGATCATGATTATTTCCGCCACGTTTTACAACAGAATAAGAAAAGTCAGCAATATAGACTTGCATAATTTGATTATATTGTGCAAGGTGGCCGTAGGCTGCATTATCTTTACCAAAGTTTGAATACTTGTCATATGCTAAGAACATCC